ATTTCTTTTCCTCTCTATGATTTACAGGGTTGTCAGGATTTCTAAAAATCCTATCGTAGTTTTCGTCAGCTTTTTTCTTATCTTCATGCCTATAGTATTTAGCACGAATTTTAATTTTATTGTTTACGTTAAATCTAATGGGGTTTTGTTCGCTTCCAATTTGAGGCATAGCTTAATCCTTAAATTAAAGGGGGCCATATTTCAGACCCCCGATAATCTTAGTCAATACCGTAGAATGCGGATACCAGAGCTTCTGGACGCAGTACCTTAGCACCATAAACATGGAGGCCACGTACAATGTCACCAAAGCTGCTTGGATCACGAATTACTTCAGTGTTAACAATAGTCTGAGCAGTACAGGTAGATGAGATGTGACCAGCCAGACACTTACCAGCAGCATTAGTAGTTGCGGCAATGTTGTTAGTCTTGTACATATCAAATCCACGTAGCTTGCCAGAAGATACCAAACCGTTACGGATTGAACCTTGACCAGCATTGTAATCTACAGACAGGAGCTTAGAGTTGCTTTGTACAAGCTGCTCATAGAACTCTGGATTTGCAAGGAACCAACGGCCTTCTTCAGGAACATTTTGCTCGTCAAGCAGACGGGCCATGTGTGAAAGAACGTCAATTGGATCATGCTCAGAAGTTCCAAAGCCAATGTCAAGATTACCGACACCATCAAAAGTGCCAGCAGCAAGGTCAGTAGCACTGTCAGAACCCAGAATGTGATTTGGGCTTGCAGCAGGAACGCCAGCAACCATAGTAGCGATTACGCCTTCGTCAAACGCATCACGCAGAGAGTAAGCAGCAGAAGATGCAGCTACTTCGCGGAAGTTAACGTGAGACATATTGCTCTCAATGTCATCTACGATGAATTTGAAAGCATTCGCAGTATCAACAACCAAAGTTACCTCTTGGTCGGTCAGCTTGGTAGACGTTACATCTTGGCCACGCTCATACTGGTAGACAGTGATGGTAGGTTCTTTGATGATCTTTACAGAATCACCGTAAGCGGAGATCTCCCCGGCATAATCAGTGTTAGTGATTGCCTCGGCTACAGAAGCCTTGCGGAAGAAATTCAGTACCGACTTGCTATAAATAGCAGGCAGGAAGAATGAATTGGTCTGCCCCGCTACGGAGTTCGCAAAGTTAGCATCAGTATCCGTTGCCGGCTCAAAATATTGATCAGATTGGTTATAAGCCATTTTTAATTACCTCAATAAAAGACAAATTATTTAACCACTCGTCCTTCACTGATTGCTTGATTAATTTCGTCTTGATATTTATCAAACTCAGCTACGGACATCTTGGCGATTTCCCGTTCAGTCCATATCTTAGGTTGCTTAGTGTCAATGGATTTCGTTTTAGTAGAAACCATATCTGCTGCACTTCCTTGCGATACAGACTTCCTTTTGGTTGGCTGTGCAGTAATATTATTTTCTAGCTTGTACAAATCAATCGCTTTACTAGCTAAACCAGCATTATTAGGATTATTATAAATCCAATCCTGTATTTGATCGGGTTGAGCTTTAGCCCATTCATGAAACTTCTCATCGCCACGAATGTCCTCAAAGTCGGGATGCCTTTGACGCAACTCAACTTCGGCTTCTTTCTTGGCTATGTCTGCTTCACGTTGCTTCAGTGAAACTAGCTCTTGGCGTATATCTGCCAGTTGCTGCTCGTTTTGAAGGTGAGCTACAGTTTCTACCGTTTCATACAGATCAGGATTCTTTTTCCTAAAAGCTTCTATCTCTTCAACAGTTTTAGGAGCTTGGTACTGGGGAGCATTTACTTTTGCTTCGGCCAACAGTTCCTGCTCACGCTGCTTAAATTCAGAAACTTTACTATCGTAATGCTTCTTTAGATCGTCATAGCGTTTCTTATAATTTACATCCTTAGACTCTTTCTTTTCAGGGGCTTCAGCTTCTTCGCTGGAGGTGGCCTTAGGAGTCTCTGGCTGGAAGAAAAGGCCATCAGCACTCTCCATGCGGGGAGTTTCGCCTTTGTGCCAATCTTTCTTCATGTTATAAGGATTTGCTTCTTGTTCCTCTAGTTTTTCTGCAACAGTCATGTTACTTCTCCAAACGGGGCTTGTTGTCTACAAGGTAGCCTATCCTAAATGTCTCGTCAGACTGATAGGGGCTTGTTCCTTCAAGGTAGCCGTGTTAACGAATACTCGGCATTCTATTTGCCCCAGCCATTTGACGCTGAATCTTTTCTTCGTCAGTTAAGGCTGTTTGTGTGGCATCAGAAGGCCGACTCATTAAACCACCGTCATAAGCACGTTCAGCCTCGTCCATCATAACTTGGAGGTTGTCAGCACCTATTTGATCGGTAGCTTTTTTAGTGAATACAAACTCTCCGTCAGATAATCTAGCGGGTATTGAGTCTGATACACCAGTTCCGGGGCCTTCAACTTCTCCGGCCCCAGAAAACTCAGAAGCAGTCAACACAACTTTATCTATAATAGCACTAAGCTGTGGGTCTGATTCTAAAGCATTCTTTAGATACTCTTGCTCTTCTGGAGCAAGTGTTTCAGTAATTACATATTCTAAGTATCCCTGTTCCATTTGATCGTCAGGGAGTTGAGAAGCTTTGGCTTCTGCCATTTCTTCAGGCGGTATATTTGGGTAGGTATCTACAGGCACTCCTTCAGTAGGAATCATTAGAGAACCACCGTCTGCCTTATTTATTCTCATCTTGTGTAGCTTTTCTGCTTCTTCAAAAGATACACCTTTTTCATCGGCTATTTTAGCAATAGCTTCATCTTGATCTCTAACAATAGAAAATTCTGATAAATAATCTAAAAATTCCTCATCGCCACCTGTTTCTTTTCTAGCGGCTGCTAATTCATCTTCGGAAAAACTAATCACATTTTTATTTGGATGTTCTTTAGTTAATTTTTTTACTAGGGCTTTAACTAGACTTCCAACACTATGTTTTTTTCTTTCGGTAGGAACCATCATAGATCCACCTTCAGCCATTCGGAACAAAGGCTTTTGTTTTTTTGCAGCTTCCATTAAACCACCCATTTGCTTGGCAGCTCTAGATTGAGCGTAAGCAATTGCGAGAGCTTGATCTCTAGAAGTTACGGTATCGCCAGAGCTAGACTTTAGTTTACCTGCTCCAAATTCTTCCATTACAGTTTTAAATTTAGCTTTATTCACAATACCACCTGTGTTCCTATATTTACGTGCTGTTTCCGCAGCTTTCTTAGGCTGCTTAGAATGTTGTCTTCCTTTTGCAGTGTCTTCTCTTTTCTTTTTTGTGCTTGCTGCATATTCAGAACTAGACATAGCCTTGATAGCTTTTTCAGGCAGATACCTTTCGCCTGTAGCTTCAGAGCCTTGAGTGGAAGGCTTACCGCTTTTGGTTCTCCACTTCTGAGCTGTCCAATCTTTAAGAGACTGCTGAGACTTTTTTAATGCCATTAGATTCTGACTTCTTTACTTTGCAACACTTCTTGAATAATTTATTTTGTTTCTTTTGTGCGTCTAACATCCACTCATCAAACGATACAAGCTTAGACTGCCACGAACTCCAAAACAAACCTTTCACTTGTAACCGCCGCCTTTGGCTTTGTATTCTTTAGCAAGCATCTGGGCTTTACGCGCACTCCACTGACCGGGCTTACCACCTTTACCAGCAGCTTTAATTTTATTAAAAAGATTCTTTCGCATTGTGGGCTTAGTATAATTACCAGCCTCGTTCACTCTGCTCTTAGACATCTAAATTACCCTTTTCTACTTCGTATATTTCATTAACAATTTTTAACTTTTCTTCGGCTGTAGCAACTTGTTCAATCAGTTTATCTACTTCTTCTACAATATCTGGATGTTCAGCTACACCCACAGCATTAGAAAAATAATTTGCTATGTTTACTTGTAGCCTATGCATATCAGCTTCGTATTTAGCTGCTAATGCGTCCAATATCATTAAAGACATATTTTTACTCTTTGGCAAAATCATTTACGTTATCCCGCAACTTCTCTAAGCGTTCCAGAGAATTCACTCTCCCCTGACTGCGGTACACTTCCAGTTCCGATGTTGCCACCGCCAGTACCCGTAACTCCGACATCTTGGCCTTCTGGAGGTAATCCTTCAGGGCCTCCCACATCTCCGGG